CCCGATTGCCTCGTGTGCGTAACAATCAGCCATGACTGGCCTCCGCCTTCTTGCGCTTGTAGATCTCTTCGCGGTCAATGCTTGTGTGCTTTGGCGCGGTAACGCCCATGCGAATTTGCGGGCCGTTGTTCCCCAGAACGGTGACCTCCACCGCTTCCCCGCTCGGGGTCTCGATGACGATCGTCTCTCCGGTGCGCCTTGTCAGAATCAACATCCTTTTTTCCTCTTGCTTTGGTCGTTTCGATAATCAGGGCCAGCACCCAGATCGCGATCGCGGCAGCAGCTACTGCGAACGGCTCCGGAGCCACCCCGTCCATGTTCACGCGACACCTGGCCCCGGCTGGCGGACCTCCCGGACCCTTGCCGGCATCCGGACAACGTTGTTTTGCTGGCGGGGTGCCGCGGTGTAGTTCTTGCCATCAGGAGCCAGCCGCATTTCACAGCCCAACGACTCCAGGACTTGCATCATCTGCCCCTGAGTTACCTGGGGTGGTAGTTCGATAGTGAGAGTTGCCATGGTGGTCTCCTGGTTAAGCACGGAATTCGCGGATCGCGGTACGGCCAATCACGCTGCGCACGGCTGGCGGACGGGTACCGGTCATTGCTGTGGGTCGGCTGCGCATTGCCGGCAGCGCTGAGAAAGCAACAAGCATCCAGGCAAGCATCCGGGCCCGGAACAGGCCCTGCATCCAGCCCTGGGAAACCAGATCCAGCCGAGTCAGGGCGTGGAACTGGTCCTTGGCTTCATCCAGGTGCCACTCAACAGTGGCTGGAGAAATGCCCAGCTGGCGGGCAATGGCCTTTGTGCTCATTGAACGGGCCGCCAGCACGACGACTTCGGCACGGCGCGGTGGTAGCAAGCTTGCGTCCGCCAGCTCTACTTCCATTCGGGGGTAAGTTGGTTTTTGTCTGCGACCCATTTTGTTGTCTCCCTGATCAACGTTATGGGTAAAGATTACCTTCGGGTAAACGCTACCGTCAATACCTTTAGGTAATCTTTTTGATTTTATTTTCCGGCCTTGAAAAGAATCCGGCGCAATCACGGGTTTAAAAGGTGAGATTTGATCTAAGGGAGGGAGTACTGATGAGCACAAAAAAACCCGCTCGCTGGCGGGTTTGGTTCTTTGCTTTGCAAGCTTTTAGTCTGTGGGCAAGTCCAGCTTAACGCCAAAGCTGCCAGTGTCTTTCCGGCCTCTATCCCAGCCCCCGACAATGACTGCCTTGCAGGTTGCTTCTGCGTCTTCCTTGCCCAGTTTCTTCATCTGCCTTCTGTAGCTCCGAGCGTCTTCCTTTGAGAAGTATCCAACCGTTTTAGAGTCGATGTCTACGCGGACAGCCTTCTTGTCATATGGATTGTCGTCTTCCATCACAATGAGGGCTTCAGTGTAATGCTCAGCTCCCTCGGTGGTTTTGCCGCCAGCTATTTTGGAAAGGCTTTTCTGGTAATTGGACTCTCCGACAATATCGAAGTCGTATTCGCCTGGCCCAGGTAAAGGCACAGGATCAGCCTGGCGAGATCCGATTGACCTGATGAATCCCAGGCCACCTAACAACAAGAGAGTAACGGCAAGAATTGTCCAAGACACTAAAACGGTTCCTCCAATCCCCTATCGAAGCACAGACCACCAGAATATGCGGCCAATTATCTGAATGTTATTGTCGATCACTTCCTGAGCCGAGTACTCCTCGGTGGGGTGTTCGGCCACATTCTGGCTCACAATCTTGATTCCGCCACCTGGTCGACGGTGCAGGTACTTCACCCTGAGCATGCCGTCGTGGTCGATCGCGTATATCTCACCGTCCCGGATAGCCGTATCACCGGTGTTTACGCCAACACAGGTGCCGTCCGGCATAACCGGTTCCATGCTGTTGCCCCGGACAAAGGCACAGGCTGCGTTCTCTTCGACCACACCTGCCCTGGATAACGTGGATTTTGCAAAGCGGAGTTTGGCGCCGTGGTTCTCGATTACCTGAGTCTGGCCCGCGCCGGCGGCCAGCTCGACTTCCCTGAACAGGGGCAATTCGACTTCATCCTCATCCAATGGCGTGTTGCTGTCCCAGGCATCCATGTGCCCGAAGAACTCCAGCTCGTCTCGGTCTTTTGCCGCGCCATGCCCTTTATCCTTCGCTGGCGTCGCAGTAAACGACACCTTGGCGGCCCTGTTCTTCGCATATTCTGCAATCTTCGATGAGGAGAGCTCATCGGAGTCAGATCCAATTGCCTGGTGCGCTTCTGCACTGATAAAGACAACGTTATCCATTGCTCCTCTATCAAGGTGCAGGCTCTCTTCAATATGGCGAGCGAAAATCTCGCCGACGTTCTTTTTTCCCTTCAGAACACGCGAAACATAGTCAGGCTGGCGGTCTATAGCATCAGCCAAACGCTTCTGCTTGCCGCCAAACCTCTCATTTATCAATCGCGCAAGGTTTTGCCTGCGCACTTCATGAATATCCATCCCGCAAGAATATTTAACGCTTACTCTTTGGTAAATGTCCTGCGGGTTGACAACATAGTTACCCATGGGTAAATATTGTGGGCATGAAATCACTTCGACTTTACCTCAATAGCATGTCGAGAGCTGACCAAGAGGAATTTGCAGCCAAGTGCAAAACCTCTCTGGGCTATCTCAGGAAGGCGCTCTCTACCCGTCAGAAGCTCGGTATTGAGCTCACCTCTCGTCTGCACAAGCACTCGGGCGGAGCCGTTCGCGCTACCGATATTCGGCCAGACGTCGACTGGCGAGAGTTTCGCTCGGTTGTTGATCCACCTGAGGCCGCCTGATGGTTTCCATTAAACCACTCGGAAGCTGGCGGGATACCCATCTGACTACGGGTGGATATCTATACAGGGTTGAAGCAAGCGCGAGCTGCAGCGCTATTAGAAGCAGCCGGTAAAACAAGCTGGCCAGGCGTAAGCCGAGGTGCCGACATTGCAGCCGGGGACAGGGTCCCGGCGATAGAACGCCAGCAGACTGAGGCAAAGGTTCCCACGACCACCGCCCTCGCCGATCAGTCCGCCTGGCTCCCGTAAGGAGCCCGTATCCGGGAGGGCTCTGCTCCCATGACCAAGGTGACTTGGTAGGTCTCCCCAGGCCTGCGAGTCAGGTAGAGCCCTCTTCGGATACGGATACCGCCCGAGAGAGCCCGCCCGCTTCGGCGGAATCTGAACTGCCCGTGTGAGCTGCGGCAGGAATGTAGGGCCATAGAACGTCGTGCGTCGAGCCTCCGGCGCCACGGCTCCACCCTGGGGATGGTGCCCAGGGCACCCGGCACAAAAGTATCACCGTTGGTAGGTGGTTGACGTGTCCCCGGACGAGGGTAACCGGGACGCATCTGGGAGTGTCCTTGCCGTTGAAAGCGGGTCCGCCAAGCGAGGGCATTCCACAGATGTGTAAGGGGTTGGGAGGTTCCCGGCCGACGCATCAACCGCAATGACATTGCGAACTTGTGGCTCCCACCGGTAGGGGGTCTGGGTAGCCTCCCTTCAAAAGGCATACGGCGGTGGTACCGGATAACCCGCCAGCTATGCAGGCATGGAGAAACGGTGTCTCGCTGGGCTCATAACCCGGATATCGGAGGGTTCGACTCCCTCGCCTGCTACCACCAAACAAAGGGTTTCGAAAATGACACTGGAAGAGCTGCTGAGAACGAAGAAAAAGGGCATCAACGGCGTGAGCAAGCGGGAAGTAGAGGTGCCGCTCACGTTCGTTGTCGATATTCGGGAGGAGCTGGAGGACGGCATTCATTTCATCATCCATCCAGCCCATGAGAATGGCCAGACCCTGGACTTCATTGCGATAGGCAATGAGATCAGACCGCTTTAAGTTTCTCGGAGAATGGAACGCCTACGTTGCCGCCGGCGCCGATCGGGAAGAAAGAAAGGCCAGGCTGGCGGAGTGTCCGGAGTCACTACGAGAAAACGTGACATGTCACGTTAAGACAGTTTTTGAATTACGCAGTCGGAGCAGGCAATGCCAGAGAAACTCGAAATCAAACTTCCCTGGCCGCACAAGGCCCTAAGCCCGAACTCACGAGGGCATTGGGCAAAGAAGGCCCGGGCTGCAGAAGTCTATCGGTACACCTGCAAGATGATTTCGCTGGAGACCATCCAGGCTGGCAAATGGGATCTCACTCCGCTGAGGGAGCTGGTCGAAGCTGGCGGCGAAATTCATGTATTCCTGGACTTCCATCCGCCCAACCGGCGGGCCCGGGACGACGACAACATTATTGCCGCGTTCAAGTCGGGCCGCGATGGGCTAGCGGACGCACTGAAGATCGATGACTGCCACTTCCGGACACATCCATTCCTGAAACGCGACGAGATCGTCCGGCCGGATGGAGAGATTCGGGTGGTGATTACGGGGAAAGGGCCAGAGGCCTAGAAAAAGAAAACCCGGCTCAAACGGTGCGGAAACACCTCGCCGGGTTATTAACTAACGAGGTAAAGATTATGACGGATCTGACTCTTCAAGGGAATACCCAAGCGCTCACCATGACCAGCGCTGAAATCGCGCAGATCTTGGAGTCCCGGCACGATCATGTGAAGCGTTCCATTGAACGGTTAGCTGGGCGAGGAATTATTAAACTTCCCCCAACGGAGGAAGTTAAAAACCACTTGGGCCAGACGGTGAAGTCGTATCAAGTCAATAAGCGTGATAGCTACGTGGTCGTTGCACAGCTTTCACCTGAGTTCACCGCGCGGCTGGTTGATCGCTGGCAGTACCTGGAAGAACAAGCAGCCCTGCCATCCTGGGCTCGGAACCTGACCAAAGAAGCCCGGATCGCCCTCGAGGATCTCAGTTCCCAGGTTGACCACTACAAGTGCGAAACCAACCGCCTCAACGCCGTATGCAACGACTTGGCCGAGAACCTCAAGGCCGGACTCACACCCGTGGAATTCTGCCGGATGCTCAATGGCGTCAACCTGAACCGTGTGCAGCCTGTCCTGGTGGAGCGCAAACGACTGCTGCGGACTCCCCACGGGTACCGGAGTGCTGCCGCCTACCGGGACAAGCTGTTCACCGAACGGCGCTATCTGAACCGAGACGATCGGCCCTGCGAAAAGGTGGTGCTCACCCAGAAGGGTGCCAAGTGGCTCTATGCCCAATATGAGCAGGGGCGCCTTGAAATGCGAAAGGACTGGGATGGCCATTACAGCCACGTCCTGTTCGATGACCAGGAGAACGTGGCGTGAGTGGTATTGAACTGTTCGACAGGCCGATCGCATTCCAGAGAGCGTTTGTTGACCTGGGCGTCGGCATCACTGGCGCTCTGATGCTCTCCCAGTGCATCTACTGGCATGGCCGGACCTCGAACAAAGACGGCTGGTTCTATAAGTCCCAGTCCGACTGGGAGGCCGAAACAGGCATGACGCGCCGGGAGCAGGAGACCGCTCGCAAGCGGTTGGAAAAGGCCGGCTTCCTGGAAGAGATCCGGAAAGGTGTTCCGGCGAAGCTGTACTTCCGAGTGAACGTTGACGCTCTGGAAACCGCCTTGAAAGCGCTTTCCTCCAGAATGGCGGAATCCGCCAATCAAGAATGTACAGATGGTGCAACCAGTATGGCGGAAAGCGCCATTCAAGAATGCACAAACCCGCCAGACTGTGAGGGCGGAAACCGCCAATCTATTACAGAGATTACTTCAGAGACTACCTCAGAGACTACCTCAGAGACTACGGCAGGAAAGACGTCCGGGCCTGACCGGCCGGACAACCACCTTGGCCAGGACCAGCCAGAGCAACCCACCGACCAGAACCAGCCCTCAAGGCCGGATGCCGCCATCGAGAATGGCCGGTTTTGGGGAACACAGGAAGATCTCGACCTTGCGGTGTGGATGTGGGACGGGCTGGTCGATCAGCTCGGCGAGGACAAGCCGCGAGAACCGAAATTCTCCCGCTGGGCAAACACCATCCGGCTGATGCGAGAGCAGGATGGCCGGGAGCACCGCCACATCCGGATTCTGTGGGACTGGGCTATCCGTCACGAGAAATTCTGGGCCTCACACGTCCAGTCCCCCGACAAGCTTCGCGACAAGTGGCCCCAGGTTGCTATGCAGCGGAGGTCAGAGCGCCGGAAAGCCCCGCAGCAGACCGGTATCGATCGAGCCGCCGAGCTCCGCCGCATTCACGAGCAGCGCTCGAACAGCCACCAAGGAGTGACCTATGAACACCAATGACCTCGAGGCATTTGGCGATATGTGGGCACAGGCTCACGAGATCTATGGCAGAACCCCAGAGCCGAGGGTGGTTTACATGGTATTCCAGTCGCTCATCGCGTTCTCGTTGGCTGACATTGAGCACGCCCTCTCGCGGCACATCACCAACCCAGATACGGGCCAGTACCCGCCAAAACCTGCTGATATCGTCCGGTTGCTGCAGGGAAGCAGCCAGTCCGCCAGCGGAGAGGCCTGGGCGAAAGTTGATTTTGCCATCCGCTGCGTCGGCAACTACCGATCCGTGGTTTTCGATGACCCGAAGATCCACGCTGCGATCGAGCGCCTTGGCGGCTGGCAGAAGATCGCCCTCACTGACGATAAGGAATACCCGTTTGTCCGGAACAACTTCCTCAAGCTCTACCAGGGTTTCACGGTCACACCGCCAGATAGTTTCCCGCGCAAGCTTATAGGCACCTGTGAACACGAGAACAGCCAGCAATCGGAGTTCATGCGTGGACGCTCGAAAGAGCAGCCAGCGCTGGTAGGCGACAAGGAAAAGGCCCGACTGGTGTATCAGGGTGGCGGTGACCAAGGGGTCGTGAAGATCCACAACGAGAGAACCGAGCAGTTCCTGGAGCTGGCGGTAGACGATAAGACCAAGCGCATTGGAGGTTTGCATTGAGCAGCAACCACCTTTCAAAGATGAGAGCCCGCCAGGCGGCAAAAGACTACATGCACGGCGCTGATTTGCGAGCCCAGTCCGAGGAGCTCTCCGATAAGCTGCTCGGCGTCAAATTTGGCTGCAGCTCTTTCACTATCCGGAAGGTCCGGGAGCACATGCCGGTTGTTGCGCTCGATGACGATGACCAGGCACTGATCCGCCAGTGTGCCGCAGAGAAGGCTCGCATTGATCAGCAGCTGCCAAAACTGAGCAAGTCTTATCTGTCCCGTCACTACCAGGTAACCCCGGAAGCGATCGACATCGAGTTGGATCTGGCCGGCTGGGAGGATCCGCGCATCCAGAGGAAGAAGCGGAGGGCTGCATGAAGAAGCGATCCGGCCCGGCGTTCAACCAGGAGAAGCGACCGCTGAAGCCCTGCCCGAAATGCCATGGTGGAGGCTTCGTAAAACCGATGTTCTACCAGATGCCCTGCGATCGCTGCGAGGCATCGGGTGTTGTCTGCAAGGAAACCGGTGAAAGCCTCACCAAGGAAGAGCTGGTTATTCAGCTCAGAATCCGACTGACGGAACGCAACCAGGAGCTGGTGGAAGTCAGAAGGCAGATGGCGGCCATGAGGGCCGAGAGTAATGGCCGGGGCTATGGCGCTGGCGGATCCAGATACCACGGGGACTGAGATGCTGCAGAAGACGACACCGATACACTCGAAGAAGATCAGGGACGCAGCCCGAAACCAGCCCTGTACCCTGCAGATCGTTGGCGTGTGCAATGGAGACTGGTCGACAACCGTGCTCGCTCACCTTCCGGACGAGAGCCACGGTATCGCCCGAAAGAGTGACGACCTATCCGCCTGCTTCGCCTGTGATTCATGCCATAGCGTGATCGATGGCCGAATGAAGTGGCCACCCATGGAGCTGGAGCACAAAGACTGGTACTTCCGCCGGGCTCAGATCCGCACCTGGCGGGTTCTCTTCCAGGAAGAAGTTTTCAGTATTAAGGGGGCGGCATGAAGACAATCACTTCGGCATTTGGATTGACCTTTCACAGCAACAACCAGGAGCCGGGGAAGGCCTACGAAGATAGAGACTTTCTACTTTTCAATCCCTGCGACGGCTATCACGTTGCTGTTGCGGACTTTGAAGATGGCGAGTTTATCGAGTTTCGGCAGTTCGCGGGCTGCTCGTACGGGAAAGACTTTTACACAGCATGGGCCGTGCTGCCGGACACGTCAGATGTTCGTCGTGACTTCCCGCATCAGGATGAGAGCTGGCGGCAAGATCCGGAAGACGGCGCGATTCGGAGAATTGAGTGATGGCAGAGCAAAACCGCAAGACGTCTGATCAGCGCAGAGCTCGGGAAGCAGCCCATCGGGAGGTGGATCGCTTCATCGCCTATCTGCAGGGCTTGGATACCATCGATCAGCTGGCGCACCAGGGCCGGAGCATAATGGGCATGTGGGCAGAGTTTGAGGGCAAGCCCCCATCAGGATCAGGGTTCAATGGATTCTGCATGCTGGCGGACAAGATGGAGAAGATCCGGCTCCGCCAGATGCCCGAAGAGTTCGCTCGGGCCTACGATCGGTTAAGCCGAATGGCCAGCAGGGCACCAAAGCAGGTAGACGCCCTCTGTGTCGATCGCTTCTATCGTGGGCGGACCAAGGTGGCCATCGATCCGTTTACCGAGAAGCGCTATGAGATCCACTGGAACGACTACGCTTGTGCCCAGCTGCTCGGTTGCTCCGTCAAGGTGTTCCAGCGAAGGGTCACCAAGGGCTATGGCCAGCTCGAGTACCTGCTCGGTTATCATGAATCTGCAGCCGCGTGACACTAGATGTTGACTTCAGGGGTCCAGCAGCTACACTATTTGGTAGCTGGTCAAACTGACCTCGAACGAAACCGCCCTCCCCTTGGAGCTGGCGGTTTTTTTGTGTCCGATTACTCCATGAACTGATCTGCCCGCCACCGAGCGGGCTTTTTTATGCCTATGAATCGCCAACTACTCAGATCACAGCTGGAGCGCCACGAAGGCCTCCGACTGAAGCCCTACCTCGACACAGTGGGCAAGCTGACCGTCGGCTATGGTCGCAACCTGGAAGACGTGGGCATCAGTCGCGATGAGGCTGACTTCATGCTCGACAACGATATCGACCAGGTTGAGCGCCAGCTGGAGACCGTGGATGAATACCGTGATCTCGATCCTGTTAGGCAGACGGTGATCGCGAATATGGTTTACAACCTCGGCTTTGCGGGCCTCATGGGCTTCAAGAACATGTGGAGTGCAATCAATCGAAGAGACTGGAATCGAGCAGCAGACGAAATGCTCAATTCGAAATGGGCCCGCCAGGTTGGCGTGAGAGCCGTTGAGTTGTCGGAAATCATGCGGACTGGCGAGGTGTAGCGGTGGATCAAATGGAATACGACCGCCGCCACTGGCATATCAGTAAGTCAATCAGCGTGGGGCACATACTGACTACTCTGACGGCTATGCTCGCCGCATTCTGGTTTCTTGCTCAGCAGGACACCAGGATCAGCAACCTTGAGCTCAACTACAGCCACCTGAAAGCCTCTCGGGCAGAAGATCAGGCCCGTACTGATCGTAAGTTTGAAGAGCTTAAGACAGACCTCCGGACTATCAATGCCAAGCTAGACAGGCTGATAGAGAGCCAGTCGGGTGGATACTGATCATCCTGACCCGAATCGCTGGTGGAAACACCGCCGGCGCGGGTACTACACCGGCAAGTGGTGGGCCATCTTGCAGACGCCATGCTGGGTCCTTCTGGGCATTTATGATCCGAAGGTCCTTGAATCAATGGGGGTGGTCATCGGCTGGTCATATGGCATCAGCGCCACACTGATCGTCAGCTACTTCGGCAACAACATCGCTGAGGCCTGGGCAGGCAAGGTTAAGCAATGATTCCTTTCGGACCAAAAGCAAAACTGATCGGCCTGGCGGTGGCCATCGCGGCAATCGGTTACGCCGGCTGGATGGCCAGAGGCTGGTTCGAGGACAGTAAAGACCTCGCAGCCATGGAAGCACAGCAGGCGCTGGCCGCTAAGATCCGTGAGGACATTGGTGGCATTTCCACACAGGTGGAGGATCGCCTGAGTGAGCTCAGGGCCAACGAGCGCATCATCGACCGTGGAGTTATCCGTGAGATTCAGAAGCCGATTTATAAGCGCGTGTGCTTTGAGCCTGAGCTTGTCCGGCTGCTTAACGATGCCCAGCGTGGAGATCCCGGCCAATCTGATGGTGAAGTGTCCG